CCCTTTACGGGTTCCTTAACCTGGTTATCACTAACCAGTTCCGTGTAGTATTTATTTACTCTTCTAGCTTAACCTTTTGGTTACCTAGGATACTTAAGTAAGCACTATGCTGTACAAAAGTGAATGGTTGTTAGGTTTGATGTGATCTTGTGATGAAACAAATTTGTTCTTTCAATTTAATCACATGCTATCAAATTACAACTAAAGGCGTGCTATTTAGCACAGGGGCCTTCAGAAGCAATCCTTCTGTAATCCTTAAAGAACTAGATCTGTCATGACTGGGTAGTCATGTCACTACATTATAACAATGTAGGGATCGAAATACTTTACCTGCTATACAAGAATTCCCTATTAATAAGAGGAATCCCTGTACTGGGCGCCGTATTACCAGACCTAGCGATGTAAAAATCACTGGAAAGTCGGACTTGAAAAATCGGAATGTTTTACTCACGTATGTAAATTGCATACGAGTATGGCATCAGATCAATTTCAAGGGGAAGTTCTCTTTTGAGAGAACTCACCAACTAAACCACCTAACACGTGTGTTCTCACCGTTCCCGACCTCTCAATGGCCCAAGATATTTAAGGGTCTGCTTGCAGACCACTTTAGTATCCGTTTGGATCAAGAGAGACCGGAAGTACTCATTACTGGAGATAAGTTATTTTATACTAGATATCAACATCGTTTAAATCACTATGTTAATTTCAAATATAAGGAATCTAATCTCCTTCGTGTATATTGGGACCTTATGCAGTCAAAATCTTTAGCTGCAGAAGTCCCAGATAGTTTTGTAAAAGAAGCTCTTTTGAAACATCAGAATAATGTTTCGAAAGTGACATTTACTTCTCCTGAAATCTTAGAGGAATTCACTGAGTTTTGTCGGCCATTCATGGTCAAGACAGCTCAACTTCTTCCTTCGATGACTTCTGGATTTGTGACCAATCATGCATCTTATGAAAACAAGCGTGGTCGAGGGGGAGTAAGTCGGTCTTATAAGACTAAATTTACTAACCTCCTCCAACCTAATGAACCTCGAATTGATCCTACTACTCTGATCATTTCTGGACAAGCAGGTGAAGGAAAATCCCTTCTTCAAAACCTGATTGTAAAGAAATTATCAAGAAGATTAGAAAGATCAGCTACTGAAACAGTATATGTTCGAAATTCTGCTTGTGACCATTGGGATGGATATCAACAACAACCACTTGTGGTAGTCGATGATTTCCTCCAAGTCAATCATAAACAAAGCATGGAAAGTTTAGAAGCAAGTGAATTTATTCAATTGAATTCAACTTGTGATTATAGACTTCCTATGGCACATCTCAACGAGAAAGGTATGAAATTTACAAGTCCTTTAGTTGTCTATTCGACTAATGATGATTATGTTCACGTACTTAATAAACTCGAGAAGCAGCTCTCTTGTAGAGAGGCTATTTCAAGAAGAATTAAGTACTTTGTGACTAAAAAAAATCAAGTCTGGACACTATGGACTAATGTTCCTTCAGTACCAAGTAATGTTAGCTTTACTGTGGACGATGATATATGTAATTGTGGTAAGAAAATAAACCCTATAAGGGGTAATTATCTTAATCATTCAACTAAAGTTGGATCTCACAATCTTCTACATAAATTTGCTGATATTGTTGTTTCTGCTCTCACCTTTGAATGGGAAAGGAAATCAATCTTCTATCGCAATTATGTACAACATAATATCAACTCTGTTCACATCGGAAGGGGAGTTCATGCAGAACTAGACAGTGACATTGTCTCTCACAATAAAGTGAAAGTACAAGCATTGTGTGAACCTTTAAAAGTTCGTACAATTACTGTCGGTACTGCTCGTAACTTCCTTCTGAAGCCGCTTCAGAAAGCAATGCTTGAATCCCTACGTTCTTTAAAACAAATGTCTCCTTGTTTTACTCCTGATTACCAGGATGAAATCAATGAGTTATCTGAGAAGGAAGGAGATTGGTTGTCAGGAGATTATACTTCTGCAACTGATGCACTTCATTCTGATTTGTTTAGATCTGGTTTGTCTTCACTTAAAGACTATCTTCCAGAAGAACTTTGGGATTTGGTTGAAAGAGAATCTGGACCTCACCTCTGTGAGTACCCAGAAAAATATGGAATTGAACCTACTTGGCAGACCAATGGTCAGCTTATGGGCTCACTTCTATCTTTTCCTCTTCTTTGCCTTGCTAACGCTTTTACTCTATCTCATACACTTGGTAAACCAATAGAACAATTACCTGCCTTGTTTCATGGTGATGATTTACTTGCAAAAGTAACTCATCAACAGTATGAACAATGGAAGGCATTTTGTCCTACAATTGGTTTGTCCTTGAGTATTGGTAAGAACTATTTTTCACCTAATTGGGGATCCATAGATTCTCAGGTTTATTATGAAACTGAGAAACTAGGAACTGGAAAATTCAATGCAATAAATACAAAGAATGTTCAGTCCATCCCTACGCTGGTGAAGCGTGGTGTACCAAAACCTTTGATTGTTTCCTTATTTAAGAAGCAACTTACATGGACTCCTCGGAGTCTTGATGTTGCAACTGAATTTGGAGGCCTTGGAATTCATGGTGAACCAAAAACTGTTTTAGAAACAGCTGTGTTCCACCGGAAAATCCACAGGACTTTCAAACGTAGAGGTACAACTGACAGTGGATTCTCTTATACCATTGATTCTTCATTTAAGGAAGGTGTTATTGATTCATTTGATTCAATTGACATTCCTGAAGATGTTGAAAATCAGTATGTTTCTGATTTCAAAGGTCTTAAGAGGTATCATAATCATAGATTTCAAAATTTCGAAATCCCTGATCCTGTCACGGTTTATGTGAGAAAACAATCCCCCTTGTTAGAGAATCTGATCCGTCATTCTCGGGCACTCTACAGTGCTGAGTTGACAGACCTGGACTTCTAGTCACGGTACGATGTTCCCACG